TCGCGCGCCGCCGCGGCCGTCCTGTGCCGGCTCTACCGAGAGAGGCTCAAGCCGCTCCTGCTGGTCTTCCGCCGGTTCGACTTCAGGAGCGCCCCGCGCTGGCGGGCGCTCCGCTGGAAGTCCAAGACGTGACCGAGTGAGGCTGGCCAAGACCACGGACGGTCTGCTGCTGTTCTGGTGCCCCGGCTGCCGGGAGCTCCACGGAGTGTGGGTGGCCGAGCCGAACCCCATGACTGGCGGGCGGTGGATCTGGAACGGCGACCTCGACCGCCCGACATTCAGCCCGTCGATCTTGGTCCACCCATCGGGCGGCCGGCCGCGCTGCCACTCTTACGTGCGCGACGGCGAGATCCGGTTCCTCTCCGACTGCCAGCACGACAAGGCGGGACTTGTCTTGATGTTGCCAGACGACCCGTTAGAGTGCGGCGCATGAGCGCGGATACTATTCTCGCAGAACTGCGGCAGGAGCGGGCGGTCAAGACCAAAGAGCGCGACGCGCTGAGCAACCGGATCGACCAGTTGACGACCGCGATCGACGCGCTCGAAGGAAAGACCGGAGGTGTTAACGGTGTTCAGACGCCGGTCGTCGAGGTGGTCGAGCGGGCGGCCAAGTTATTCACCCAAGACCGGGTGTTCGAGATCCAAGACGTGAGGCGCAAGGCGGTCGAGTTGCGGCCCGACATGGAGGGGAGGCTGACCCGGGGCGTCTACGCGGCGATCGCGCAGCTCAAGAAGACCGGCGTGGTGCGGACCGTGCCGGGCGGGCTGATGCTCAACGGCGCGCACTAAATGACCGTCTGGACTCAAGGGCGGGAGGCGCTGGCGCGGCTGTCGCTCGCCAAGTGGCACGGGACGCCGCACCACAACCGGATCGCCGTCCCGGGCGTCGGCGTCGACTGCATAAAGTTCGTCTACGAGGTCTGCTATGACTCCGGGGTTTGGCCGAGGGTCGAGTTCAGCGGTTACGACCTCCAAGCCGGGCTGGGCGGCCCGAGCACCAAGCTGCAGGAGACTTTCCTCAAGGCGGTGTTCGGCGAGTGGGTCGAGCGCGACTTCCAGTTCGGCGACGTCCTGATCTTCACGACGGGCGAGCGGAGCGCCCACTGCGGCTTCCACGCCGGCGACGGCAAGCTCTGGCACTCGCTGGCCGGCCGCCGGGTCACCGTGTCGGACGAGTGCCTGTGGAGGCATGACCTCGCGGGCGCCGTGCGGCTGACTGGAGTCGGCTTCAAGGTCAACCCTCAAAACTTCGACTTCAATGGGTAGCAAAGGCGCAGGCATCGGCTCGATCGTCGTCGGCGTCGCAATCGGCGCGCTGGCAATCGCGTTTCCTCCGGCGAGCGCCGGGTTCTTCTACTACGCGAGCGTCGTGCTGGCGGCGGGGAGCCTGATCGCGGGCGGGGCGATGAGCATCGCTTTCAACCCGAAGGCGGTCAACGCCTCGACGGTCAAGGCGCAGGACCTCCAGATCGCGACGGCCGCCGAGGGCATCCCGGTGCCGGTGATCTTCGGCGAGCAGCGGGTGATCGGCAACTTCGGGAACTACGAGAAGCAGCACTTCCGGCAGGTCAAGATCACCGGACGCGGCGACGGCTCGAAGGGTGGCGACCAGCAGCCGGCGCAGATCATCGGCTACGACTTCCACCTGCACTACGAGTACATGCTCTGCATGGGTCCGGTCGACGAGTGCGTGCAGGTGTTCAGCGCGCCGGGCGAGACGAAGATGATGGGGCCGAGCCCGACGGCGGTCGGATTCGGGTCGGCCGACTACGTCGAGATCAACCTCGACTCGGTCGACGCCAGCAGCAGCGCCGGAGCCGAGTCTGGGCTGATCCGGCTCTACCGAGGCAACCCGGCGCAGGTGCGGATCGTCCCGTCGGACGTCTACAACTACAGCGCGGAGAAAAAGAGCGGGCCGATCAAGGCCGGGTACACCTACAAGATCGGCGGGAGGACCAGCCTCGACTTCACTGCCTACGGGTCGGCCGACAACACGGTGGGGACGATCTTCGTCGCGAACAACACGAGCGGCGACGTGCTGGACATCAACAACTGGGCGCACGAGTACACCGGGCTGAACTACCGGAGCGTCTGCTGGGCGCTGATGATCGACTTCAAGATCGGCCGCTACCCGCAGCCCAAGAGCTACAACTTCGTGCTGCGGAGGTTCCCGCGCCACGACAGCAGCTTCGACGTCAAGCGGATGGACGGCACGACCATCGTCGGGTTCCGGGCGAGGGGATCGGCCGACACCAACAAGCCGGCGTACAACATGGCCAACCCGGCGGCCATCCTCTACGAGGTGCTGACCGACCCGGTGTGGGGCCGCGGGCTGCCCGACGCGATCTTCGGAGACTTCTCGACGTGGGTGTCGGCCAGCCAGTACTTCCACGCCCGGCACATCGGAATGAGCATGACGCTCGACACGCCGGACAAGGTCTTCCAGATCGTCGACAGCGTGCGGTTCCACCTCAAGACGGTGATCCTGTGGGACGGCGAGACGCTGAAGCTCCGCTGCCTGCTCGACCTCGCGACCACCCACGCGAAGATCCAAACGCTGACCAAGGCGGAGATGAAGAACTTCCGGGGGACCCGCGCGCTCTGGCACTCGACCGTAAACGAGATCCGCTGCGAGTTCATGAACAAGGCGCGCAACTACCGGCCGGACGCCATTCACGCGATGGACCTCGGCAACCACCAGATCACCGGCCGGCTCAACTCGGCCCGGATCAACCTGCCGTGCTTCACCGACTTCAACACGGCGCGCCGGCAGGCGTTCCGCATCCTGCGGGAGCGCAGCTACCCGGCGATGCCGATGCAGTGGGAGATGAACCGGTTCAAGAGCCAGATCGAGGTCGGCGACGTGGTCAAAATCTGGTGGGACGAAGTCGACCAAGACAGCACGATCTACGCGCTGGTGACCAAGATCGAGGACAGCGACAGCGAGACGGACGAGATCAAAGTCAGCGCCATCGAGGACCAGACGCTGATCCCGGCGGCCGGCCACGAGGCGACGCCGACGATCCCGACGACCGCCGCGTGGGAGCGGATACCTGACATCGACCAAGCGGACCTCCAGCTGTGGACCGGATCGACGCCGACCGTCACGGGAGCCCGCCCGGCGATGGTTATGGAGATGCCGGTCATTCTGTCGCGCAAGCTCTACGGGGCGTCCATCCGCGGCGCGGTGCTGGTCTGCGGGCAGCGGCCGGCGACGTTCTACAACCAGCTCTACGTTTTCTTCAAGCGATCGAGCCAGTCCGACGCGGCTTACGCTTCCGGGTTTGCCGGGCTTTTCAACTTCAGCATTGCCGGAGAGCTGCTGACCGACATCACGGTCGACGACTACTGGGACCGGAGCGAAACTGGTTTCGAGTTCGAGCTGTTCGACGCCACGCAGGAAGAGGCCAACGTGCTCTCGATGTTCAGCACGTGCGACAAGATCACCGACGACTTGATCAACGTGCTGTCCGACACCGGACCGTACATGATCTGCCAGAACGAGATGTTCCAGATCGGCAAGGTCGAGAAGGTCAGCACCAACCGCTACCGGGCGCGCAACTTCGTCCGGGGCCGACACTCGAGCCCGAGATTGAATCGCTTGACCGGGACAGAGGTGTTCTTCGTGTCGAGCCTCTCGCTCTACTCCAACGTGTTCCCCAGCCAGACGCCGTTCCCGAGCAGCAACCCGAAGCCTACGGTCGACGAGATCATCGACTGGAAGATGCAGGCGAACACCGGGTTGAACCCTCCGCTGCCACTCGACCTAGAGTTCCCCGTAAGGCTCCACCACACCGGGACTATAATCCTCCAGACGAACAACGAGTATTTCAGGCGCGAGGCTGACTCGCCTCTGGCGCCGACGCTCTACGACGTGGTGGACAACGGAGGGACTTACTTCAGCAACCCGATTGGAACTTGGACCGTGCGGGTGCGGCCGCTGTTCCGGGATCAAGGTGGAGGCACGGTTCCGTTCTACACGGCGATCAACCAGCTGTCGAATGCGCTCCTGAACTTCAACTACCGCGTTGTCGTCTACGACGTGAACGACCCGAGCAAGTACAAGGAGCTGACGACCGTCGCGAGCGGAGCGGTGATCGGAGTCTCGGTGACGGTCACGCTCGACCCGGGGGCGAACCCGACCGGCGGCGACGACAACTCCGACAGCGGGCTGGTCACGATCACGCCGATCCCGAAAGGCTGGGCGGGGAACGAGTTCGCTGGCGGCGGCCAGACCGGGAAGGTAAAAATCTACGCGGTCGACACAACAAACGCTCTGATCAGCGTCGAAGACCTCGACTTAAAGAGCCAACTACAACTCTGACTTATGTCGCAACAGCCAAGCTCACGACTCGAAGACCACCCGGACGGCGGGACCGACCTCAACCCGATCATCAACGGAAACTGGCGCAAGCTGAACAACTGGATCAACCCGGCCTTCGGTCTGACCGCGCGGCAGGACGACGGGAGCCCGCCGGGCGACGGGAACGTCATCACGGCGAGCGCCGCGATCTTCACCGCCGACGACCCGGGAGCGCTGATCATCTTCGCGGACAAGACGACGGCGACGATCCTGACGTTCACCGACAGCACGCACGTCGTCGCGACTGACTCGAAGACCGTCGCGTCGCAGGCGTTCGAGATCTACCGGACGAGCGAGAACGAGAAGACGGCGATCGCCCGCGGGTTGCTCAAGCGCGTGCGGCTGACCTCGCCTGACGACAAGATGGTTCCTCGCTGGAACAACACGGCGGGGAAGTTCGATCTGGTCAACCAGCCCGGCTACGGCGTGACGGCCGGCCAGATCTTGTTCGGCAACGGCGCGGGCAACGACGCGACGACCAGCGCAGACCTCTCGTTCGACGACTCGGCCGACCGGCTGTCGACGCCGCGGGTGTCGGTCACGAAGCACTTCGACACCGCCCGGCTGGCTGTGACGAGCGCTGCGAGCGTCACGCTCGACTTCAACCAAGAGCAGTGGCCGGACATCAACACGCTGGCGCACGACGTGACGTTCGCCAGCTCGAACCTCGCAGAGGGCCGGTCGATCAAGCTCCGGATCGTCTGCGACGGGACGATCCGAAACTTCACTTTCCCGGGCGGGTGGGTGTTCGTCGGCTCGGCCGCACCGGCGTCGATCGCGGCCAACAAGACCGGTCTGCTTGAGCTCTACAGCTACGGTACGACCGACGCGAACGTCGTGGCTCGCTGGAGCGTCCAGCCGTGAGCACCGGGATGAACGAAGGTTGGGCGAACAAGCTGGTCGTACAAGCGGAGGCGACGCTGGCCGGCAGTCCGACCGGCAGCGCCTACGGGGCCGACGGACGCCTCGCCTTCTCCTACGAGCCGGTCCTCGAGGGGCGCCGGCCGAAGATCAACGTCTGGAGGCGGCCGGACGGCGACAGCTTCGCCGGCCGGTGGTACCGTCTGAGTATCGACACCGAGTACAGCCACGGCGAAGCCACGGCGCTGTTGCTCTCGTCGATACTCAAGCGGGCTGGCACGAGCCCGAACTACACCTTTAGGCCGAACCACACGAGCGCCAAGCAGTCGCTGGCGATTGGACTGAGCTACGTGCCGAACAACTTGGAGTTCGTGTTCCGCGGGTGCGTGGTCGAGCAGGTCCAGCTGGCGGTGCGCGCGCGTGAGATCGTCCGGATCCGCTGGTCGCTCTCGGCGGCGAAGATGACGACCGACGGGCCGCTGGCGACCGTCGCCGACGCGAACTTCGTCCGGTCGACCGGGCTGGGCGGCAGCGCCTCCTACGAGTCGGTGTCGCTGAGTAGATCGTACGAGTGGGCGCTGGACGTCGCGCACCGGATCGAGTTCGGCAACTTCGGCGAGGACGCTGTTCCGGCCGACTACCAGCCGGCGAGTTCGCTGGTTGTCTCGGGCGACCTCGCGGAGTGGATGGGCGAGAGCTCGGCCGACGGCGACCGCATTGCTGCCGACGCGCGCAACCAGAGTCAGGCGTCGGCGCTGCTGTCGGTCGTGCCGGCGCCCGGCAAGCTCTTCGAAGTGGACCTTCCACGGATCCTCGTCAGGGCAGGCACGCCGCCCGGCATCCAGCAGGGCGGGATCGGCTACCGGGCGAGCTTCGAGAGCCAGTCGAGCGAAGGACGGACTGACGAGCCGCTGATCTCAATGCTTTTATGAGTGACGGACATCCAGTAAATGACGTTCCTGAAGACATGAAGGAGGCGAACCGTTTGGTGAGAGAAGCCGCGGCCAAGATCTCCGAGCACGTCGACAGCGTGATCATCTTCGTCAACAAGCGGCGCGAAGACGGACAGCGCGGGACGTGGCGAATGAGCTTCGGCGCCGGGAACTACTACGCGCAGTACGGCCACGTCCGATCGTGGCTGGTTGCCGAGGAAGGTCTGACGGCCGATCCGCGCGTGGAAGATTGACAAGCGGCGCGGGAAGTCCAAAGTGGAGCCCTGCCAGATTCCTCCGGTTTCCTGAGCTGCCGAGTGACTTAAAAGAGGGGAGGTGCGTCCAAAAATAAAGCTTGAAACAGGCTGCAAGGTGGGGAATGCTCGCCTCAATCCGGGCAGGGTATGAGACCCGG